AGATATGATTACTGATATAGAAAGAAAAGAAGATGGGAAATAATTATAAAGTAGAACAATACTTAAACAGACATTTTCTTACACCTAAACAATTAAAGTTGTTTAAGTATATAAAAGAATACAAAAAAGAAAATGAATATATGCCTACAGTTAGAGAGATGTGTTCATACATGAACGCAAAATCAACAAGTAGTATTGCTCAAATGTTAGGTTATATAGAATGGAAAGGATATATAAAAAGATATCCTGCCCATGCAAGAGGAATAACAATAGTAAGGGAGGTAGCTTAATGACTAAAAAGAAAAAGAAAAATAAAGAGTGGGATGAAGCAATAGATGATTTAGAAAATTATGAGCATGAAGAGTGTGGACATAGTGAAGATAAAACAAATAATGTTTATATGTTTCATAATATAAAACATGATTTACATTTATTTATAAATGCTGATGGCTATGAAAGTGCAATGATGAAGTTTGATTTATGTAATTTTATAGACAGGAAAGACTGGAAGATATTTTTAGAATGTGGACATCAACCAGCTTAATTAATAATACAACTTATAGGTGAAAGGATTAGACAAATGCCCTCTAAACCATTGATATTATTAGATAAAAAATATTTTTATTTAATGTTCACTTGGCAAATGTTTAATTGTATAATAGAGATACTGTCGTTTTATAAGACAGCATTTCATAAAGCAATAAACATTTTAGAGGACATTTCTATGAGCAATAAATATTTCTTAAAAAAATCTTGGGTTAATGTAGATGTATGCGTAGAAGATTATTATAACTCAGGTACTACATTAAAAGATTTAGAAAAATTAAATTGGAGTCCTTATTCAAACATAATCTCAAGAGAGGTTAAAACAACTAGACATACTATAGAAGAGATAGATGAAAAAACATACAAAGAAAAAGTTGAAAAATCCAATGGCTTATCTTCTGAAACAAAAGCAGTATCAGTCAAAGATTGTAAAGAATAAGAAACAAAAACTCATAGATAAAGTGTTTAATAAAATGATAAATGATATTGAATAGAGATACTTCTTCAGGCATAGACGCAGGTAAAGGTGAAGGTTCAGCAATAACATCAGAGGTATTATTATATCGCTGTGTTATAGTTAGAGCAATCATGGATGGACTTGATGTTGATATTCACGCATGGGGAAATGCAAGAGATGTTATAATTAACGAAGCTAACGATTGGTTCTCAATCAACGACCATCACTTCTGTTTAATTTGCGATTATGCAAACTTAGACCCTTCCTTTATAATCAGAAAATACAAACAACTTAAAGAAGCTAATGCAAAGAAATTATTTAGAGGTAAAAATTTAAATAAGTTTCTTACGCATTACATTTGTAGTTTTCACGAAGACCCAACAATAAAAAATTATTATGCCTAAAAATACAAAGTTTGATTTAGATTTAGAGTATGGACAGATAAGAGAAAAAAGAATAGAAAACTTACTAAAGGGTAGTAAGATAGAAATAAAAACAGAAAGAAGTTGGTGGCGAAAGACTGGCAACATAGCAATAGAATATGAATACAGAGATAAACCAAGTGGTATATTTAAAACAGAATCTAAATGGTGGTTTCATGTTCTTGAGTTAGATAACAATGAACATTGTATGTTAGTGTTTAGAGTATCAAGATTAAAGAAGATAGTTAACAAATATAAAAAGACTCATACAAAAAACATAGGAGATTACAGAGCAAGTAAGTGTGTTGTTATTCCTATTAAAGAATTATTTAATGAGGAATGTTATAAATTATAATCATGGGAATGATGGATGGTGGATATAATTTTCAAGATTTATGTCATGTATGTGGTAAGTCTCAACAAAGAGGAATGATGAAACAAGTACATAAACAAGATAGAAATAAAAAAATATGTGAAGATTGTTATAATAAGTTAGATAACAAAGACGATTATATTCATATAAGTCAATTAAAAAAAGGTTTATTTTAAATTATGATGATATTTAAAAACATAATTTTATTTTTAATGTTAATAAGTATTACAGTAATATTATTAACTGGTTGTTCATCTAATAAAAAACCAAAAAATATTCCATTAAGTATTGTTAAGAAAGTTATAACTGGATTAGATTAATGTTTAGTATATACGAAAAGATAATTGGTTATTGTATATTATTTTATATGGGTTATATATTATTTCATATGATAGTAGGTACTTTTAAATAGTTATGAATAAAAGAGAAGACTTAGAAGAAGCTATAAGATTATATAAAGACCAATACATATGGAAACATATGACAACAAAAGAGTTAGGTGATTATATAATACCAAGTATAGCATTAGACCAGTATCATTTATTTAAATATGATACTACTGGTGTTGCATATGCATTTACTAACTGGGCTTTTCTTAGTAAAGAAGCTGAAGAAAGATTTAAAAAAACAGGTATAGTAGAAAGATTTGATTGGGATAGTGGTAATAATGTTTGGCATATTGATACAATCAATACACACAAAGGTAAAATAAATGATATATATAAATGGACAGCATATAATTTTTTAAAAATTTTACCAGAAGATACTGAAGTTAATTGGATAAGACTAACTAAATCAGGTGATGCAATAAAAAGAATAAATAAAATGAGAATAAAAGATGGGGTGCGAAAATTTAAATGAGTGAAAAAGATTTAATCAGAGAGTTTAAAAATACTATAGCAGATTTAACTAATGAAAAAAAAGAACTAACTGATACAATAGAAGAAAAAGATTCTAGAATTAGAAAAATTTTGATTCAGCTAGAACAAGCTAATCAAGATGTGCAATCTGCAGGTAAAAAGATTGCAGAACTTGAGAAGAAACTCAATAAAAAACAAACTATCAAAAGAGCAATAGACGAAAAGATAACAGAAATACTTGAGAATACTGATGAAAAAAAAGACTCTGAAAGTGTTGACAAGGATGAGTAATTTATGTTATACAATGTTTATGAAAAATGATAAATTTAAATTTAACAAAAGGAAAAACATATGGCGATAATTGAAGGCACAGCATACTGGGCTTCTCTGACACGACCAAACGAAAAGTTTGAACCTATGTGGAGAATTGATTTAGCAGTTGATTCAAAATCTGCAGAGGACTTTAAAGGTCAAGGGATTTCAGTAGCAGAAACAACTGTTGATGAAAAGACAGTACCTAATATAATTAGGTTTAAAAGAAAAGTTACCAAAGCAAATGGTGACAAAAATCAACAACCACAATTAGTGGATGCTGATAAGAAACCTCTCGATAAAATAGTCGGTAATGGTAGTAGAGTTAAAGTAATGTATAAACCTTACGAATGGAACTTCAAAGGTAAGAAGGGTGTAGGGTTAGACTTACAAGCTGTCCAAGTACTAGACTTAATTGAGTATGTACCAAAGGAAGACTTTAGTGTTGAAGCAGGAAATACTTCTAATGGAAGTGTTGACAACATTAAAGAATTTTAGTATAGTCAGTCGGTCATAAAATAATTTATGGCTGTCATTTTTCTACTCCTAGGACTGTCGGCTTGTAGTTGGTCGGCAGTCCTTTTTTATGTGAAAGGATTTAAATTTTATGAGGGTGCAAATGAATGAACAAAATAAAAATGGATTTGTAAAGTATCACTTACCATGTCCATTATGCAGCAGTAGTGATGCAGTCTCTGTTAATGCTGATAACTCAGCTTATTGTTTCTCATGTAAAGAATATATTAGAGATTACAATATGGAACAAGAACCTACAATAGTTAATAGAGAATATGAGAAAAAAGATTTTGTAGGACAATCAGACTTTGCAGAAATAGTAGATAGAAATATCAAATCAGATACTTGTAGAAAGTATGGGGTGACTGTTAAGATTGATAGCATGGGTAATATAACTAATCATTATTATCCTTATCATGATAAACAGGGAGCAAAGATAGGAACTAAAACTAGGTTTACTAAACTAAAAGAATTTAGTATACAAGGTAATACAAAATATTCTGGATTGTTTGGTGAACATTTATTTAGTAAAAATAAATATTGTATAATAACTGAAGGAGAACTGGATGCTTTATCAGCTTATCAAATGTTTAAGACAGATAAGTATGAGACACCAGTTGTTAGTATTAAGAATGGAATTACTTCAGCAGTTAAAGATGTTAAGAATAGTTTAGATTGGTTAGAACAATTTGACAATGTTATTGTAAACTTTGACAATGATGAACAAGGAAAAGAAGGAGCATTAAAAGTAGCTGAATTATTTAGCCCAGGTAAATGTAAGATAATGCACTTACCAAAAGAATATAAAGATGCTTCAGATTGTTTAAGTAAAAATAAAATACAAGCTTATGTAAAATCTTTTTGGGAAGCAAAAGTATTTGCACCAGATGGGATTATAAATGCTAATAGTTTATTTGATGAAATAACAAAACCAACAATCAAATCATTTGTTCAATATCCATTTGAAGAATTAAATAAAATAACTTATGGTATTAGACCATCTGAGTTAGTTACATTTACTGCAGGTAGTGGCTTAGGTAAAACTCAAGTCATGAGAGAAATAATACATCATATAATTAAATCAACACAAGATAATATTGGATTGTTAATGTTAGAAGAAACACCAGTAATAACTTCAAAAGGTTTAATGAGTATAGAAGCAAATCAAAGATTACATTTACCTGATGTACATTTAAGTAAAGAAGAAATGAAAACTTATTTTGATAAGACAGTAGGTACTGGTAGAGTATTTATGTTTGACCATTTTGGTTCTAACTCAATTGATAATATAGTATCAAGAGTTAGGTTCTTAGCAAAAGGTTTAGATTGTAAATATATTGTTATAGACCATGTTAGTATTATTGTATCAGACCAAAGTCATGGTGATGAAAGAAGAGCATTAGATGAAATCATGACTAGACTTAGAACTCTTGTTCAAGAGACTGGTGTTGCTATGATGGTTGTGTCTCATTTGAGAAGACCAGATGGCAAAGGACATGAAGAGGGAGCAGCAACATCACTATCACAACTAAGAGGTTCAGCAAGTATAGGACAACTAAGTGATATTGTAATAGGTCTTGAAAGAGATGCACAGAATGATGACCCAGAGATTAGAAGTACTACTAGAGTTAGAGTATTAAAAAATAGATTCTCTGGATTAACTGGTCCATGTAGTAACTTAAAATATAATAATGATACTGGAAGATTGATAGAGGTACAAGCTAGTGACTTTTAATAAAGTCGTATTTGATATTGAAACAACACTAACTGCAGATAAAATTTGGTGTATTGTTTGTAAACATGATAATACATTTTATCAATTCAAAGAAGATAACTTACATAGGTTTGAAGAGTTTATAAAACAAACTGAAGAAGTTATTGGACATAATATAATTGGCTTTGATATACCAGTATTAAATAAATTTTTTGGTTATGATTTATTTAAAGATTGTAAAGTGACTGATACACTTATACTTTCAAGATTATTAAATCCAATGATAGATGGTGGTCATTCATTAAAAAACTGGGGAACTAAGTTAGGACATAACAAGATAGAGTTTGAACAGTTTGATTTCTTTAGTGAAGATATGTTAAAGTATTGTAGGAATGATGTTGATTTAACACAAAGGTTATATAAATTTTTAATTACAAGAATAAAAGATTTTGGTTATTCAATTGAACTTGAACATGAAGTTGCAAAGATAATACAAAGACAACATGAAAGAGGATTTAAGATTGATATAGTAAATGCTTATGCACTTCAAGCTAAGTTTCAAGAAGACATGAATGAATTACAAAATAAAGTTAGGGCTACATTTCCTCCATTAAAGATAGAGGAAACATTTATTCCTAAATCAAATAATAAAGCTAGAGGTTATGTAAAAGGAGTACCCTTTACTAAAGTTAAATATAAAGAATTTAATTTAGGTTCAAGACAACAGATAGGTGAAAGACTAATGAAGCTTGGTTGGAAACCTAAAAAGAAAACAGACAAAGGTCATGTTATAGTAGATGAAAAAGTTTTATCTGAAATAACTAATATACCTGAAGCTAAATTAATTAACGAATACTTAATGCTTCAAAAAAGGATTGCCCAAGTTTCCTCCTGGGTAGAAGCAATTAAGGAAGATGGGAGAGTACATGGTAAAGTAATTACCAATGGTACTATTACTGGAAGGATGTCACATCAAGCACCCAATATGGCACAAATTCCTGCTGTGTACTCACCTTATGGAAAAGAATGTAGACAATTATGGATAGTAGATAAAGGATATAAATTAGTAGGAGTTGATGCATCTGGTTTAGAAATTAGAATGTTAGCACACTACATGAACGATAAGGAATATACAAATGAAGTTATTAATGGAGATATACACACAGCAAATCAAATTGCTGCTGGTTTGGAAACAAGAGATGCAGCGAAGACTTTTATCTATGCTTTCATCTATGGAGCAGGGTCAAAAAAAATCGGAAGCATCATTGGAGGTTCGGAAAGAGATGGCGAAAGAGTTAAAGAAAAGTTTCTTAGAGCAACACCAAGTCTTAGAAACTTACGAGAAAAAGTGGATGGAGTATCTAAGTCTAACAGAAGATGGCTCAAAGGACTTGATGGAAGAAAAATCATCATCAGACACCCCCACGCAGCTTTAAATAGTTTGTTACAAGGAGCAGGTAGTTGTGTCAT